TGCGATCCTCCCATTAGTTTCAGTTTTACTGCAACGCCGATAATGATTGCGGCTAAAATGCCGGTGGTTATTGCTTTGATAATGGTTTGCCAAGCGGTTCGGCGGGCGTCACGCCACGCATCCAACAGGTCGCGCAGCTCGCGTATATCGCGGGCGGCGTGGCCGTTTTCTAAGCCAAGATGAGCAAGGCAGCGCTCGGCGCCTTTTTCGGCGGCTTTCGTTAACAATTGATCTAAATCCTCGGGACGTAAGGCCAGCGCTCTGTTGTCTGCAGTCTTGGCTTCCGGTGGATTGTGTAGGGCTGACGACATGACGGCTCCTTATTTGTAGTTCGAAAGACTTAAAGCTGAGGATATTCAGAGATCGGCGCTGTGCACGAGAGGATGTTCAACAACGCAGGTGATCTCTACATGCTCCCCTCGGGGGCGTGCAGCCATTACTCTTGCCAAGTATTCGACAGGAGTTCCATCGCTATTTATTTGCTCAACTGCCATATCGTGGCTGACGGAGATTAAATCGCTAAAGGTTGGAATCATGCCCTCCATCTCCGTTTGAAACGTAATAAGTCTTCTTCGGTACCGATTTGCGGCGGCGATATATTTACCTTCTCGCTCTGCTTGCGATTGGCTAGTGCATCCAAAAAGGTTGATGGTTGCGGGGTTGGTTTGAATTGAGTCGGGTAGTGAAACCGTTACTTCGTCGGGTTTCCATGTATTCGGGTTAAAGTATTCCACAGTCACAGAATCAGCTGTCTCCTCTCCGGGCATGACGTACTGGAGTTTGAAACTGCCCTGTACAATATTTTCGGTCGTGAACCGCACGACAGGTAGTGTCTTGGTTTCATCACGTACAATGCGTACTACGCCGCTTTGCATGTAAGGTACTGCTCTTCCGCAGCGCGCTATTCGCGTAAGAGATTCCCAAACGGTAAGTTTCTGATCAAAAACTGCATCAAAGTGGTCACCCCTTGCCTCCCAATTTTGGTGGGTTTGGTAGAGGGCATTTAAATCAATTCGCTTGTCAGTCAAGTTGGCACCATAGGTCGCACGTGCGGCATCTGCAAATGCCCAGGCAATTGATCGTGTTGGCTGTGGTGGCTTCCAACCATCAGTCGGATTCCAAGTGGGTAACTTACGAGTCACAATACAGTTGACCAATCTAGATGACCGCATCGATAAATTATCAGTTGCCCGCATCTTGACTGCCAGATAGGTAATACCAGCAGGCAAACTGGGATTTGTTAAGTAACCTCGCAACTCGCCCCAGCGAAGTTCATGTCCCGCTCTTGCCCGAGTGTCTTTGTTATCACTTCTTAAAATTCTGACTTCATATCGACCAGGTGCGATTGAGTACCGGTAAGAGCGACGTATAGCATCTGGGCTCGCTGCGCTAATGGACTCGCTACCCAAGACTTGCCAGGCGTTTGAAGGTACTCCTTGATCATCGACTTGTCTGGCCTGTACAACCCATGAGGTACTTTTCGTATCTTGCCCGCCGCTATCATTTGCATAGAACAACCCACTGGGTAATAAAATATCTATCCCAATAGCATCGATATGAGTCTCGGGTGGATTTGTGATAAACGGGCCTACTATCTCAGATCTCGTATTTTCTGGATCTGTTTCTGCCAGCACCTCCTGTCCGGCCACCTCCGGGGCGGTAACCACATCATGGTTAAATAGTGCGTTATGGTTGCCTGGCTGAATGATAAGCGCCTGTACTTCAGAAAATGACTGAATGGGCGTATCTTCGATCCGAATCGCTTCTACCTCATATTCGCCCTGACCAATAACCAGTAGTTGGTGAAGATACTGCTCATTGTCGACATATTCTGTGTATGGGGTTGCGCCTAAGTCTGGGTAAACTAGATGTCTGCCATAAATGACGGGAATGGGCTGTAGTAAGCGTGCGAAGTTCCCCTGTGATTGCAGTGAATAAGTTGGGCTCGGAGCTATACCGTTTTGTGCTGATGGCACGCTTGGGTTAGGTAGTGGAACTAATGCATTGACCAGGTAGGCGCCAATAACGCTTACACCTGCAGCCATTAAACCAAAACCTACTGTACCCATAGCAGCTTGAGCTGCAGCGATTCCCGCTGCTGTGGTTCCATATCCCATTATGCCGGCGGCCGCATAAGGTGCCAGAACCATAACTGCTATAGATAAAACTACCCTAAGCGGATTACTTCCACCCCCGCCCCCTCCACCCGGTAGCCCTACAAAAACAACTACATCCCGATTCGCTAGATTATAGGTTGGCCAATCTGCTCGCATCAGCGGTTTTCCGTTGATCAAGCAGACGGTTGGCAGGGGAAACTCTTCGATCTTTTGTCCATGTATCCAGTCAGCAATGGTACTGCCGGATGCTACTTTGAATATATCTTTGGTTGCCGGCTGAAACGGGTTTTTCGGCCAGACGATTACGGGGGCAGCGTTTTTTGAGTAGAGATCATCAGTCATTCACGTTCTGCTCTGAGATTGGTGGCTTCTCTGTAAATTGGTAGATCCCTTCGAGCTGCCAGCCGTGACTATATAGGGCGCTGGTGGTCTGGTAGACGACACCTGAATGCTGCACTGAATGTAGAATTCCACCCCCATCGATATCTAGCCAAACACCAATGTGTGCGGGGTATCTGGACTGGCGCATTAGAATCGCATCACCTGTACGCGCTTGAGTAACACGTTGCCAGCGCTGTCGTTCAGGGTGGTGTGTGAACGCATTAATAACTTCTCTCAGGTTCAACGCATCTAGTGGGATCTCAGGTAAATCGCGGTTGAAGAATTGCTTTTGTACCGCCAGAAAGAGTCCCCAACAGTCATAGTGATTAGGTCCGCGAGCACCCGCTATCCAAGGCTTGCCAATAAATAGACTCAGGCTATTAGCATCCGGGGCAGGCATCATCGAGTCAGTCCCGGAAATTCACGTGCTGTGTAGGTGCGGCTAGGAAAGGCTTTGTTCCCAATATCCATCATGCGAGCGCGCGCCGTGACTCGCTGAACGTCTACTTCCACCTCAGATAGAACCAGAGTGATAGGCGGATCCATCTGAGGGCCATCTAAATCATTAGAGAGGTAAGGCCGGTAAGTGATCTCGATAACTGATTGGGATTCCGCCGCTACATCTAGATAGCGCACGATCTCTCGACTCACATTATCAAGTGTCACCACGATTTCTGGCACGGGAGTGGTATCAACTGCAGGTAGGTCTAGTTCAAACCCTATTGCAACAAAGGTCACCCACTCACCGCCACCCATGGGGGCCTCTAACTCTAATCTGGCTTCGAGATCTTTTTGGTCGCGGACAACGCGAATAGCCGTTGGGTTGCCAGCATCATCCCTAAAGTCTGGATGGCGAAGCTCTAAGGTGTGAAGAATGATCGCATCGGTGGGTGCATGTGCATAAGCTTCTTGAATTGCTTCTGAAAGTGCAGGATCTGGCATTCTAACTACCTCGCTTTAGAGTGATACCCGAATGGCAGAACGTCGTGCCCGGACATTCTCTGGCATGAGTTTCCCTGTTTCCTGTTCGCGAATTACGTACCAGTCGGTATCAGTTAGATAGAGCAGCTTTTCAGAAATCGTATTTTCGTAACACAATTCAAGCTCAATCTCTGATCCCGGTTCAATCTCTACAGGGTCTTCGGGGTCGGACTCGTCGATAACGCGATCTAACCAGCGTGTTCCGCTGCCATAGAACGCTTTGGCTTGTGCGACAGAACCGCGAAAAAGCTCTTCGCCATTGTCTTTGCGAATAACGTACATAGTGTTTCTCCTAAGTATGTGGTTTGGGGGAGTGTTAACGATTAACCGGGGTCATATATGCGACACCCCATCCCTCTACGATGAGACCGGTGAAGCCCCAGTTATAGACGCGCCAGCGAACATTACTTGTTGTGGCCAGATCACCAATGGGTATCGCCCAAACTGCCTGGTAGTTGTTGTTCGGCGTATCGGTGTAAGGTGCTGGAACAATCGTAGGGTCAGCGACTAACTCTTCTGTCGTAGCGTTGGAAAAGTTTCGGTGTCCAGCGGTGGTGTTGTAGTGTTGCCCTTGCACGGCAATGAGACCAGTGGATGAAGGTGAATCCCCCGCATCTGGGTTGCCGCAGTAGGTATCGGCACTGGAGTGGCGAGCCAGGCGGGGGCGAGCCCAATTGCGTACTGTTGATTCAACGATTCCGTCGCCATTCAGATCTTGCCTTTGGTAACTATGTGTACTGCTGTATGAACCATTCGATGTTTTCCCAACGTTAACAAAGGTGCGTGCTGCTCGGTCGGGATGACCGACTACAGAGCCAGACATGACTAGATAAGCTTTTCGTCCACTAATACTGTGAAGGTCGTCAAAGGGCAGTAACCTTCGTGAGGCCCAAACTGGAATGCCATCGGTACTGAAGTCGGCGTAACAACGGTAGTAGTCGGTTTGGCCCGAGCTGTTGGTAAATGTGAGCGGTTGACCGTTAGTGGGATCCAATAAAACAGGGGCATAAGCAGAACCATAACCCGTTCCTTGGTCACCTTCGGTTTGTGCATTCCACTCATCAATGGCGCCCCATTCAATAAATGGATTTCGGTTGATACTGTCAGCGGGACGATAGCCACCGGCATCATTATCCCAGACAATTGGGTTTTTACCGTCGTCCGATGCATTCACTCTTGAGCCATCGGCCCAGGGTTGCCCGATCGTCATGGCTGGAAAAATACGAATACGATCGTTGGGTGCTAAGGTATTCCAGAAAACATAGTTGCTGCTATACGGGCGAATATTGGCTAATTCCGCATTAACGGAGTCAGTCATGCCACTAATGGCATTGGTTGTGCGGCTGTCGTTGTTTGCAATGGCTGAATCAATGGTGCTATTGATCGAATCTATCTTACCTTGCACTGTTTGGTTCAAGGCCGAGGCTGCCGCAACGGCATTTTGTAGATCGGTTTCTACGGTCATGTTTTGTTCCTCTTTGGGGTATACGGATAAACGGGGCGGGAATTAGAGCAACTTGTCGATCTCACCGTCGGTCGCGGTGCCTGCAACTACATCTTTCAACACCTCTTTAAGGGTGTTCTTGAAGTTGTTCAGTTGGATATTGGCGTATGTGAACTCATGCCATGCAGGGGCAATGGCGTATCGGAATCGAAATGTATTTGAAAGCAATGTGTTATTCGCATCGCGATAGTTAGCTGCATTGCCACGGGTAATTGTTATACCCGAATTATCGGCCGGGTAAGCGTTACCGTCCTGGGCTTTAATCCAAACGCCACCAGAGGTTGTGTCGGCAGGGTCCGAGACACCTGCAGAGAAGAACTTCGGTGGCATGAGATTCCACCACAACCGAGTATAAGCTGCGTTCCAAGGGCTCGCTTGTGTACCCGCTCCCGTACCCTGGCTACCGTTACCATCAATTGTGATGAGATTCCACGGATTCCAAATCTCTAAGGGCGATCGTACGATCAGCTCTAATGGAATCATGTAGCTGTAACCCTCGACCACATTCGGTTTAGTAGTGCGTGCTACATAGAGCGTTGGGTCATTAAAGCCTCGCCGTGCCACTGTGCGGCCTGCTGCGTCGTTGGTGCCGATTTTGTAAGTCCGGTTGTATTTAGCGAGGTTGGCTTGTGCGCTGCCGACTACGTTGTAGGTTGTAAAGGTAGTGCCGTAGGAGTTAATCGCTTCCGGAATATAAGCACCTTCCCCATCCAGCCCCCATACTTGGGAGCACAGTGAATCCATGCTGTCTTGATCAAGAGTAAAGCGAGCCAAACCAGATAGGGCTAAATCAACCCAGCTAGCATTTGAATTGTTCCGCTCACGTAGCCGGTTAAGTGCTTCATGATCTTTGATCAGTTTGAACCGGTTGGTGCCATCGATAACATGATGCACAGCTTTATCGAGATTAAATGGGAAACGATCCTGAATGATTTGAACATCCATTGGATGTTGATGGGGTGATGTTTCTGTAATCCAGTTGATTGCGCCACCATAGCTACCATCGGATTTTCGGTAACTTGTAATCGTTGGTGGTGTGCTAGAAACTGCTAAGAATGTGTCTGCTTCAGCTCCTACCGCTCGAGCCCCCAGAGAAATGCCGACTAAACTGGTGCCATTCCAGCGAACCTCGCGAAGATGAGAGTGCGATTCAGCGTCTGGTGAAGCAGGAGACTTCCCATAACTGGTCTCTACATACAGAGTATCGCCGCTGAGTAAGCTATTCATTTCATCGGCGGTAAGCGGCACATCCAGTGCATGACCATGGGTACCCCCAAAGCTTGAAGCGACAACTCCGAACGAGATGGCCGGTGTCTGGTCGCCTGGCGTGTAACTGGTTTTAGTGACACGGTCGGCAAGTTTACCCACTGAACGGGCTCGCAGGCGGTAGTTCACGTAGGCGTACTCAGGAACGCCGTTGTCGTCCACTAATGTGATGATTCCACTTCTGAAAGAGCCATTTTCGGGTAGATCCTTAGCGCCTGAGAAGTTTAGCTTCTCGGCGAAGTTGAGTAGGTCGCGTAGCTTATTGGCGTTCTCCTGATGGCGGAAAGATTGAATTGTCGTGTTAAGTTCGCCCGATACAGGCAGCTTCTCTAGCCAAACTTCAAGGTATAGAAGATCCAGCCTTGTATCTTCAAGCGAATCAGTAAACAGGTTACGCATGTAGCGCGCTTGAGTATCGCCAGCGGTATCAATACTGACGGACCCGTCACTATTGAGTGAGATGCCTGTTGGCTTTGCCAGGACAGATGGCGGTACGTCCGGAGCGCTGAGAATAGCTCCATCTTGGTCAATTAATGTCGGATCGTTATGTGTGGTGCGCACGTAGTAGCCATTGACGATGGCACATAGCTCGCCCAATCCCACCATTCGGTAGTAGTTGGGGTGGTTATGCTGAAACTGAGCGGTTGAGGTAACAGTGAAGGGACGATGTAGCGCCTGAAAACCATCGTCTATTGAGTAGTTTCGGGTGCTGTATAGTCCTGACCCACCCATGCCGCGCAAAATCTCGGCGGTGTAGGCTGATTCAAATCCGTCGACCAGAAAATCTTGCTCGATTAGCCCTTTATAGACAGGGGGAATGCCTGGCTCAATTGAGTCTATTGATTGATTCAGGCGATTCACTTCACTGTCGACATGAGCCGTCAATTCTGAGAGTTGGTTGCTGTTTTGGGTAAGCTTAATGCTGACTTCTCGATCTTCGAAAAAGTCCTGAAGATTTTCATGGGTCCCGTTTATTAGCGCTTCAGCTACTTTTGCGTTGTGCTCAAGCAGTGGCAGGTAGTCATAATCAATTTTGCCATCTAATCCCGCCACTGGCACTTTTCCTGGTGCCGATTCAAACGAACCATCATTGCTTGTGACGACTGCGATGGCTTCATCACGATAGGTGAGGGTGGTGTCGCGCGCTAGTTCAGTCTCTACCAATGCCGTCGCAGAAAGCTGAGCACTATCGTTTGATGCGCTAGCACTAAGTGCCGACGCTTGTGCGCTAGCCGCGGCCTCATCGACTTTCTCATTTAAGGTGGCTTTGCGCACATTAACGTTAGTCAGTAACTCGGTCGTTGCTTCTGTGAGTGCTGCCACTTCAGCCATTAATGGGCTATTACTGGTATCAGCCATATTGGCTCCTTTGGAATTAAGTAAAGGCGTGGTGATCAACCACTACTGCTTGGGTACGAATCAGTTGAGAAGCCATACGGGCATAGGGTGAGATGACAAGGGCGTCGGCGAGCCCCACATAGTCAGCGCAGGCGTTTTCTGCCTGAGCTGAAGCGCTTTCACTTGCAAGAGCCGCGCTTGCTGCTTCCCGTGCTATTTCAGCTTGTTGGCTTGCCGTCAGCGCGGATGACGCTGCCTTTTCAGATGAGGTTTGAGCGCCAGCTGCGCTTTCATTGGCATGTGTTTCTGAAGTTTGAGCAGCTTTAGCGGAACTATCTGCATCGTTAGAAAAACGCTCGGCTGCTGTTGCACTGTTTTGTGCAGCTGTCGCTGCACTTGAAGCTTCTGTGGCGCTAGTACTGGCTGCAACTGCCGAATTGGCCGCTTCAGTTACTAAAGCATTCGTACTGTATTCAGAGCTGGCTGCATTAATAGCGCTAGTGGCTGCAGCTTTCGCTGAGCTGCTTGCTGCTGTTGCTGACTTGGCTGCATTCGTGGAGCTGGTCGCTGCAGCACTTGCTGAGTCGGCTGCGTTATCTTCAGACGTTTTGGCCTCATTGGCGGATGTGCTGGCTTCAGATGCCTTTTCGGTTGCCGTTTCGGCCGATGTTGAAGCGTTGGTTGCTGCCGCGGTCGCTTGAGAAAGCACACTTTGTGCACCAGTATTAATTTCAGCATCTTTATCCGCAATAAGCTTAGCGGGTGAGCGCACGTTGCCACCCTCGGTATCTATTACCTTTTGGCTGTTGCCATGCGCCCAGTCGTGTACCAGGTTTGAGTCTGTTTCTAACTGGGAAACAGAGCTGTCTAAGCGGTCTTTAAGCGACATAAGTGTTCCCTAAAATTTAAGTTCAGGCATCTGTTCGTGAAGCCACTCGTGAAGTCGATCGGCTAGCTGCATAGCGGGGTCGCCATAGACGGAGGCCACGGCGAGCTCATCTTCGGTGAGTCTTTGTAGGCCACGAATCTCCATGCGGGCGCTTACTCGCCATCGTTTCGCGGGGAGAAGTTCTGCCTGCCAGGGGCCAAGAAAGCGAGCTTCAACCGCTTGGATATCCAATGGCACTGCGAGTGGCATTACAAACCACTGCTCCCCCATACGGGTGTTCTGCGCCCACCAGGCATCGAAGATGGCGAGCCCATCTTGGGTAAATCGCCACTCAGCGGTCACTTGGTAGTTAACGGTGAGTGAGCGCAATCGATGACGCGCGGCGCCGGTTTCCATCTCAGTGCGCAGTAAACTGGGGCGAGGTGAAAGGCTGTACCCCTCAACGAGTGGGGGCGGTAGCGTTTCAGGCCAGAGAGATAAATTGTTCACGGTGGTCAT